ATTATTTATTGGTGAGGGTGGTGTTGACGGAAACGGTGACGCAAATAATGTAACAGTAATTGGCGGTCAGTATTTTTCTGATATGTTAGACCATGTTGCTGGTACACTAACAGGAAGTTCAGCCCTTATACCAGACGCAAACTTAGCAATCGACCAAGTAATTGTTGGTAACTCGGCTACAGTAGGTGGTACAGTAAAATTAAACGAAGGAACAAATAACGGTACAAACTTTATAGGTTTAAAAGCTCCAAATGCCGTTACAGCTTCAAAAACATTTGTATTACCAGACGGAGATGGTTCAGCAGGACAATTTTTAAAAACAGATGGTTCAGGTAATTTAGATTTCGCAACTGTTAATCAGTTTATTGATTTAGCAGGTGACACAGGAACAGATACATACAATACTGCTGAAACACTTACCTTTGCAGGTTCAGGTGGTTTAGTTCAGACTGTAACAGACAACACAGTAACAGTTACAGCAACAGGATTAACAAACGCTAACTTATCAGGTAGTGCAGCTATCTCAAATGGTAACTTAGCAAATCCTACAACAACTTTAGGTTCATCTACATTAACTTTAGGTGCAGCTACAACAGACATTGCAGGTTTAACATCATTAGTAATAGATAGTATTACAATTAATGGTGCAACAGTTTCAACAACTGCTGGTAATACTGATATAGTTTTTTCTCCTCACGGAACAGGAACAGTTACAGTACCATCAGGTTACGAAGACAGAGCAGGATTTACAGCTAACTCATTAGCAAACAAAACATATGTTGACCAAGTTGCTCAAGGACTTGACGCTAAACCGTCAACAAGAGTTGCTACTACAGCAAACTTAACGGCAACTTATTCAAACGGTACTGCTGGTGTTGGTGCAACATTAACAAACTCTGGTTCACAAGCTGCTTTTGCAGTTGACGGTGTTACGCCAACTGTTAATGATAGAGTTTTAATTAAAGACCAAACAACAGCTGCTCAAAACGGTATCTATGTTTTAACAACTGCTGGTGATGGTTCATCAAATTGGGTTTTAACAAGAGCAACACCTGAAGACCAACCAAGTGAGTTAACAGGTGGTTCATTTGTATTCGTAGAAGAAGGTACTGCTAACGGAGATAACGGTTATGTATTTACACACACAGGCGCTCCTACTTTTGGCACAACTGCTTTAGATGTAACACAATTCTCAGGTGCAGGTCAAATTAATGCAGGTGCAGCTTTAACTAAAACAGGTAATCAAATGGATGTTGCAGTTGACAGTTCATCTATTGAAGTTAACGCAGACGCATTAAGAGTTAAAGCATTAGGTGTTACAAATTCTATGTTGGCAGGTAGTATTGACGGTGCAAAAATAGAAAACTTTACCTTTACAGACGAAAGTTCTACACAAGGTGCAACTCAGATAGGTATTCCGATGGAGTTTTTAGCTGGCGAAGGAATAAATACAGTTGCTTCAGGACAAACACTTACAATTACAGGTGAATTAGCAAGTACATCAAATATTGGTGTGGCTAGTTTTACTTCAGATAACTTTACAGTTTCATCAGGTGATGTTTCTGTTACAACAATTGATGGAGGCTCATTCTAATATGAAAAATTTATGGAAAAAAATTAAAAAATTTATAACAAAACCTTATATGAAACCATTGGTGTTAAAAGATGAGGTTGATTTAAAAGACTTAAATAAAAAAACAAAAGCTGAGTTAGAAAAATTAGGTAGAAAAATTGGTGTTGAGTTAGACAAAAGGCTCACAAAAGATAAACTTATCAAACAGATTAAAAAAGCTTGTAAATAATGGCAACAGTAATAAAACCAAAAAGAAGTGAAACAGCATTAGCCGTACCTACAGCAGGTTCATTACAAGTTGGTGAGTTAGCACTCAATGTAACAGACGGTAAGTTTTTTACAAAGACAAGTTCTAACGCTGTAAAAGAAGTTGGTGGTGCAGGTTCAGTTACACTACAAGATGTTACTACAAATGGTTCAACTACTATTACTAATATTACATTAGACCAAGGCGCAAAACTAGTTTTTGAAGGTAACTTAGCAAATTCATATGAAACATTTTTTACTGCCGTAGAACCAACAGCTGACAATAACATTTCTTTACCTAATCAATCAGGTGTTCTTGCTATGGACGGTGACGCTTTAGCATATGGAATAGTATTTGGGGGATAATAAATGGCTAGTACATTTAAAAATGCAGGTCTTGATGTTGGAGTTTTAGATGATTCAACAGGTAATATTTACACAGCTTCGGGTGTAACTGCTGTTATTCATGCAATTTACATTTCAAATTTAAGTTCTACAAATGCAGCTAAAGTAAATATTAAAGTTACAATAGACGGCGGTTCTACATTTAGACATGTAGGAAGAAGTTTAAATGTTTCTGCTAGTAATACATTGATTATGGATAAACCTATAAATTTAGAAGCCAATGATATTTTAAGAATTTATGCAGACCCTAATCCAGATAGTTCATCTGTAGATGTTGAAGCTTATCTGAGTATATTGGAGATTAGTTAATGGCTGTAGTAGGATTAGTCGTACCAGAAGGACAACAATCAAAAGAGGGATTTCATGGCCTTCGTAGAACAACTGAGGGTTTACTTTACTACACAAAAATAGATAAAGACAGTACAAATTCTGTAGATTTTGAACAAGGTTCTCCAACTGATAAAAATGGTGGTGTACAACTACCAACTAAAAGTGACTATACAGAAAGCACAATAAAATTTCAATCAAGTGTTAATACATACACAGGTGATGGTTCTACAGTAGCATTTAGTTTATCAACGCCAGTTTTAGATGACACAAGAATTAAAGTATATGTAAATATGGTCGAACAAGAAAAAAATACCATATGGTCATATGCTTCTGGAACAGTTACTTTTAATATAGCTCCTTTTAGTGGTGCTACAATATCTGTTCCTCTTATAGATAAAGAATACAAAAATAATACAAGTGACTTTTATCATCAATACACATTCGAAGATGGTGACGCAACATATTTTGTTGATAGTGATGGTTACTTAGTAAAAAGAGAAAATAGGAGTAGAGGCGCAACAGCCTTGACAAGTGATGACTTTTCTACTGTAGAAAGCACATATGGTGTGGCGTCAACATCTTGGCAATCAGCGGTATAACTCGTATAAATAGTAAGTATAAAAGGTAAAACATGGCAGATTTTAAACTAGGTAGAATTAAATTTAAATGGAGAGGTAGTTGGGCAACTTCAACTGCTTATTTGATAGATGATGTCGTAAAATACGGCGGTAATACATATGTTGTTATTGCAAATCACACATCACCAGCAAATGAAAATCTATTTTATACAAGTCCAGGAACATATACAAGTTACTGGTCATTACAATCTGAAGCATTATTTTTCAAAGGTGCTTATGCAAATTCAACTTGGTACAAACTAAACGACCTAGTTACTTATGGTGGTAAATCATATCGTTGTACAACTGCTCACACATCATCAAGTGCAGTTTTAGACCAATCAAAATTCGAAGCACAAATAGACGGTATTCTTATCAGAGGCGACTATGCAGCTGACACACAATACAGACTAGGTGATATTGTAAAATATGGTGGTAGACAATATAGATGTACTACTGAACATACATCAGCTTCAACTTCTGGTGGTGTAGCAATATTAAACACATCAAACTTTTCAGTATTCGTAGATGGTTTAGAATTTAAAGGTGATTGGGCTGCTACTACATACTATAAAGTAAATGATGTTGTAAAATTTGGTTCTTTTCAATACAAATGTACAACTGCTCACACTTCAGGTGCAAACTCAGACGCTTTTGCTCAAGCAAATTTTGCAGTCTATTCAGAGGGTTTAGATTTTTTAGACACTTACAGTTCAAGTACAGTTTACAAACAAGGTGATGTTGTAACTTACGGTGGTTATTCTTATGTATGGATTAATGCCGAAGAATCATCTGGTCAAACACCAACAGACAATAGTTATTGGGATATAGTCACAACAGGTTTTAAAGCTTTAGGTGAATATTCACATGGCACAACTTACAAAACAGGAGAAGTTGTTGAGTATGGTGGTTATTCATATGTAGCTACAGCAAATAATACAAGTCAAAGACCTTTTTCTAATACATCATATTGGACAAAATTAAATGAAGGATTTAACTGGAGAGGTGTTTATAGTTCATCTACAACTTATGAAGTTGGTGACACAGTTGAATATGCTTCAAGTTCATATGTTGCAGTAAGTGACCAAGTTTATGGTGTAACACCAGGAACAAACGCTTCTAAATGGCAACTTATCGCACAAGGTTCAACAACAAATGTATTAACTACTAGAGGCGACATGATTGTTCGTGACGCCACACAAACAACAAGATTACCAATTGGTACTTCAGGTGCATATTTAACAACAGATGGTTCTGATATCAAATGGTCAAACGCCGAGGGTGCTAATGTTAAGTATGTTGCAAACTCAGGTTCAGATTCAAATCCAGGTACTCAAGCATTACCTTACAAAACAATTAACTACGCATTATCTCAAGCAACTTCAGGAGATGTAGTTGAGATTGATACAATAGCAGGTGGTACAGGTGGTACTCCAGGTACTTTTGATGTATCACAAGCTTCTACAACAGGTTCAGGAATAGGATTTACTGCTAGAGTTATAACAGATGGTTCTTCAACACCGACTGTTACAATTACAAACGGTGGTTCAGGACATGCAGAGGGCGACACAATCACAATTACTGGTGTAGGTTCTCCAGACGCTTCATCAAACATTACTTTTAATGTTAAATCAAAATCAGTTGGTGATATTATCTACATTAAAAATGGTGTTTACAAAGAAAATTTACCTCTACAAATACCTGCTGGCGTAACAGTTCAAGGTGAATCATTAAGAGGTACAGAAATTAGACCTGCTAGCGGAACAGGTTCACAAATTAAAACTGTTACTTACAATTCAGGTGGTACAGGTGGTACTCCAGGAACATATAATTATATTCATCAAAGTGCTACATCAGCAAACGGTAAAGGTGCCGTATTTAATGTAGTAACAGACGGCTCTTCAACTCCAACAATTACAATATATCACGGTGGTTACAACTTTGCTGTTAGTGATACAATTACAATTCCAGGCACAAGTTTAGGTGGTGCAGCTAATATAAATGTTGCAGTAGGTTCATTAGAAAATAATAATGCTACTAATATGTTCTTATTGAACAATACTACAAATCTAGTACAAATGTCAATGAAAGGTCTTACAGCAACACCAGGTGCTGGTGGAACAAGTAAAGCTGCCGTTACTTCATTAGACCCTACAGGTTCAATTTCAACTACATCACCATATGTTCAAAACTGTTCTTCGGTAAATAGTGGTGCAACAGGTATTCAAATTGATGGTAATTTACATAGTGCAGGAAATAAATCAATTCTTGCAAATGACTTTACACAAATTAACTCAGACGGTATTGGTGTACATTGTTTAGCTGGTGGCCGTGGTGAGATGGTTTCTATCTTTACTTATTATTGTGATAAATCTTTTTATGCACACTCAGGTGGTTTTATTAGAGGATTAAATTGTTCATCTGGTTACGGTGAAAAAGGTGCCGTTGCAGAGGGTACATTAGCTTCAGAAACTCCAGTTTCAGTAATATCTCGTGGTAAAATGTTGAAATATGATTCAACACAATTTTTAGGTTCTGCTACAGAATCAGATGTTTCAGATACAGTTGCCACACAAGGTGTTGGTACTGCTACAATTTCTGGCGCTGGTGGTGCAAGTGCAACAATCTTTAGAACAAATATCTCAACAGACCATTTTCATATAGAAAGTATTACAGGTTCATTTGTTAATGGCGAAACATTAACAATCACAAAAGAAGACTCAACTACATATCAAGTTAAAGCTGCGGCTTCAGCTGCTGAATTAGGACAAACAGGTGCCTTAATTGCAGTTGACTCAACTGATACTACACTAGCTAGTGCAAATGTAATTAAAGCTGGTGCAAATGTTCAGTTTGCAGGTGACTCAACTTTCTATAGAGTATCTGCCGTATCAGAAACTAACACAACTAATAAACAAGCAACAATTCGTTTAACAGCTTCTGTTACTTCAGGTAATGCAATTGCAGATAACTCAGCAACAACAATTACAACAGGTTTCTCAAATGTTCGTTTAACAGGACATGACTTCTTAGATATTGGTACTGGTGATATAGCAACATCAAATTATCCAGGTGGTCCATCTCAACCTGCTGACCAAGCAGATGAAGTAGAAGAATTAACAGGTGGTCGTGTTTACTTTACATCAACTGACCAACAAGGTGACTTTAGAATTGGTGATTTATTCAGAATTGAACAGGCAACAGGTGTTGCAACACTAAACGCAGACGCATTTGACCTTTCAGGTCTAAACGAATTACAATTAGGTTCTATAGGTGCAGAATTAGGTGCTACAATTAATGAATTTAGTACAGACGAAACAATGGGTAATGACAGTAATACTGCCATACCAACAGAAAGAGCTATTGTAGGTTATACTCAAAGAGACCAAATGGGTACAGGTCATTTAGTACCACCAACAGGTACAACTGCTCAAAGACCAACAGGCGGTGCATTAAAAACTGGTGGTATCAGATATAACTCTTCTCTAGTTACATGGGAAGGATATAACGGAACACAATGGACAGGTTTAGGTGGTGGTAATCCTTGGGCTTCAACTTCTTCAAGTATTACAGTAGCTGCAAATGATAGATATTTTGTTGACACAACAAGTAGCGCATTAACAATGACACTTCCTGCTTCGCCACAAGTTGGCGACCAAGTTTCATTTGTTGATTTAGCAGGAACATTTGATACAAACAATTTAACAATCGGTAGAAACAGTTTAAAAATTATGGGCGACACAGACGATATGGTTATAGATGTTGAACATGCTGGTATACAATTAGTTTATACAGGTTCTACAAACGGTTGGAAGTTAACACAAAACTTCTAATAGAGGATAAATAGAAATATGAGTAATTTAAGAGATTTTACAGGTAAGAGTAGAAAGTTTACTGGCTCAACTGGTATTGTAATACCACAAGGTACTTCAGGTCAAAGAGCTGGCTCTCCTGCCTTGGGAACATTGCGTTACAATACAGACGCTGATAAAGGTTTCTTAGAACAATATAACGCAGCTGGTTGGGGTGCTATTGACGCTCCACCTCAAACATCATCTATTACACCAGATACTTATGATGGTAATTCTAATACAGGTTTTACTATTACAGGTTCAAATTTTAAAAGTACCTCAACTATACAATTAATATTAGCAGACGGTAGTACACAAACGCCAGCTACAACTACATTTAATAGTTCAACTTCAATTTCATTTGCTACAAGTGCAGACATAACAATAGATAAAAGTCCTATATCTGTAAAAGTTAATAATCCATCAGGATTATCTTCTACTCTTGCAGATGGAATTACAGCTGGTACTGCTCCAACATTTAGTAGTCCGGCTGCAAATACGGTTTTAGCAACATTATTTGGTGCCGGCGGAACATTAGCAACTTCAACAACTACACAAATTGTGGCTGCTGACGCAGAGGATAGTACAGCACCAACATTAACTATGCCAGCTGACATTGGTGATAGTTCTAATTTATCAATTGACGCAAACGGATATATTATAGGAACAAAACCAAGTCCGTCAAGTAATACAACTTATACATTTACCGTAACAGCAACTGATAGTGCTGGAAACACGGCGACAAGAGCTTATAGATTATCAGTAGATTTAAGTTACACAGGTGGCGGAAACTATCTTGGAGATGGTTCTGACGGTTAAGAGAGGAGAATAATATGCCATTCATATATAAAACAGGTTCAGACGAGTATAAAAGATTTTCAGAGGACGCATGGGCTGAATTTACAATACCTAGTCCTCTACCTAGTGATAAAGTTGAAGAAACTTTAACAAAGGCTGAATTGTCTAAATTTACATCCACAGCAACTGAGTATGATACTCTTTGCAAAAAGGACGCAGAAGCACATATAATTGACGCTGGTCCCGAGTCAACAGAATTAACAGGATAAATAGTAATATGGCAACAATATCAAGTTCAACAAATTTTACAGTAGGAAACTCATCAACATATGATGGTGATATGGTAGTTAAAAACTTTGAAAGTTTAACAATCAATAACGGTGTAACTGTATCATCTAGCAATCCTTGTAAAGGTATGTTAATTTTTGTACAAGGTAACTGTACGATAAACGGAACATTAACATGTCATCCATCACAAGGTTCGTTTACTGGTCTACCATCAAGCTTGACATATCCTGTCATTACATCTGGTGGGTCATCATTATCAAATGGCGATTTCACAGGTATGGGTGCAACAGCTCCTGGTGTTTTGACTTCATATGTAAATCAATATATTTCAGGTAAAACAGGTGTTACATTCACACTAAACCGACAAGGTAGTAATGACAATACAGCTGAAACTGGACCAGGTGGTTATCCTGGTTTCGCTTCAGGTTGTTGTTTTGGACAAGGCGCAGCTTCAAGAGAAAGTGGTACTGCTTTCGGTGGCGGTGGTGGTGTTGGAGGTTCATGTGGTTGTCATGGAACAAATCCAGGTCAAGCAACAAGAACACAAGGTGGAACAGGCGCAGCTTATGGTTGTCACGGACAAGGTGGCGGCGGTGGCGGTGCAGGATTTCCTGCCGGTTCAGGTGGACAAAATGCTGGTAATGGTTCTACAGCTACTCAAAACGGAGGTATTT